TGACTTGACATACGGAACGGTATGGAACATCGTCAACAACTATCCACAGTCTAAAAAGAAGGACATGAAAACCCTTGAAAAAAAAGGAGAGAAGCACTACAAGAAAGGTGGTGTTGAGCCTGTCGAGTACATCCTTGGTAACAACATGGGGTATCTCGAAGGAAACGTCATCAAGTACGTAACGCGCCACAAAGAGAAGGGCGGGGCGAGCGACATCAAGAAAGCCATTCACTACTTGGAGATGATTCTCGAATCACAATACAATGAGGGTTAACACCTTCATGTGGGGTGACAAGGAGGTGTTCTCACGCAAACCTTTTTACAGCGATGAGGAGATGTTGCGTAGCGTTGAACGTCTCGACCGAGTAATCAACGCAAAGGTTCAGCGCACTGTAGGTCGTGGCCGCGCCGCGACCAAGGTGGAGGTAAACAAGTACCGAGACGTTGACCCGATTGTAAGAGAACGCATATCCAACAGCCTTGAATACTATGCAGAGCAGATGAAAAAGTCATCCGAGATAGAGTTCAGAGACTATCAGGAAGCCATCATTGAAAAGGGAGTTCGTGTCCTCAAGGACACGGGCTTCCTTTACTTGGCGATGGAGGTTCGGACAGGCAAGACCTTGACGAGCCTCGGCATCTGCGACCGCATGGATGTTGACAATGTGTTGTTCATAACCAAGAAGAAAGCCATCTCTTCTATCACCGCAGACAGCAACAAGCTGTGCCCTTCATACTCTCTGTTCGTCATCAACTATGAGTCCATGCACAAGCTACCGGAGGTGAAGTGGGACATCGTAATCCTTGATGAGGCACACAGCATTGGAGCATTCCCGAAGCCAAGCAAGAGAGCGAAAGATGTAAAGGCGATTGTCAAGCGTCACAACCCAAAGGTTATTCTGTTGTCGGGGACACCGACACCTGAGTCTTACTGTCAGATGTATCATCAGGTGTACGGCATCCCAAACAATCCCTTCGCTGAGTTCAAAAACTTCTATCGTTTTGCAGACAAGTATGCGCGGGTCACTCAGAAGAAGATAAACGGCCTGATGATTAACGACTACTCCAAAGGGTTGGATACCATCCTTAAATCCATGAGACCGTTCACCATCAACTTCTCACAGAAGGAGGCGGGCTTCAAGGTTGATACGCGAGAGCATGTGTTGCAGGTAGATATGTCTGACCTGACGTACAGCCTTGCCGCGAGGCTCAAGAAGGACTTGGTTGTCGAAGGGAAGGACGAGGTCATCTTGGCTGACACTCCTGTCAAGCTCATGATGAAGCTCCATCAGCTTTACTCAGGGACTATCAAGTTTGAGTCGGGTAAATCTACAGTGCTTGACCTGAGCAAGGCAGAGTTTATCAAGAAGCAGTTTGAGGGCAAGAAGATTGGCATCTTCTACAAGTTCAAGGCAGAACTTGAGGCACTCAAGCGTGTCTTCAAAGACACACTCGTCACCGACCTCGATAAGTTTACAGGCACGGACAAGAACATTGCGCTTCAGATTGTAAGCGGACGAGAGGGCATCTCACTTCGAGAAGCAGAAGCCTTGGTGTATTACAACATCGACTTTTCTGCGACAAGCTATTGGCAATCACGCGACAGAATGACTACGAAGGAAAGGCTTGAGTCAGATGTGTATTGGGTGTTTTCTCGCGGCGGGATTGAGAAAGACATCTACAAAGCTGTTACCAAAAAGCGTGACTTTACCGTAAACCACTTCAAGAAGTTACACAAAGAATGAACGCCTCTGCGTTTCGTATCTTTGGTAGGTGACGGAACAGCAAATACAATCCAAAAGAATAAAACAACTCGAAGCAGAGGGATACTACGTTATCAAGTTAATCAAGACGAATAAGAACGGTATACCTGACATCGTCGCTATTCCGCCTGATTCTAATGTAATCTTTTCAGAGGTTAAAACGCCTAAAGGGAAGCTGTCGAGGCTTCAGGAGTACAGGCTAAAAGAATTAGAACGATATGGCAATACCGAAGTATACAGGGGTGTTTGACAACGGTCATTTCGAAATAGAAGAATGGTTTGTCGAACAGCTCGCAGAGTTTAACATCAGGTGCAGAAAGCAGTTGCTGCAGGACATCCTCCCTGCACTTGAGTTTCTACCCATCGACGAGGGGTGGAGTCAGACTACAGGAGGTGTCATCAGGGGAGAGAATCCGGTATTCTATGCGATTGAGTACCTGAACCAAGAGGGTCAGCTCCCCCTACTCTTAGACATTGTCGCTATATCGAGCGACGATTACTTAGACTTTATTTTAGATAACAATACAATCGAATATCATGCGAACCGAAATACGAACGGAGTTTGATGTTCTACGTCAAGCCGTTCAAGAGGTCTTCGACTTAGACATCAAAAGCAAAACAAGAGAAAGAGATTATGTAAACGCAAGAATTATTTTTGCGTTCATCTTATGGGAAAGAGGATACAACAAGTCAGAGATTGGTAGATATTTAGGCAAAAACCACGCGACCATCTGTCATTATTGTAAAAACTTTGAGGGATATATCAAGACTGACCCGTTGCTCCGACGCAAATACGAAGAGTCAAAGACTGTTTACTTCAACACCTACGACCCCGTCTATACGATGGAGAGGGCAGAGCTAAAAAAAGAAGTGTTTGCTTTGAGGGAAAAAATATCTGACTTATCTTCCCAAATTGAAGAGTTTCGCCGTGCGCAAGAGGCCGCTTCAGCAGAAGCCACTCGTATGAGTAGCATCGTAAAATTAGTCAGCCAACGCACACGAATGGGTTCTGAAGAAGAAGTCGAGCGTAAACTCAACACTTGGTTTAATGGACTATACTAACAACGACATCGACAAGATTGTTCAGTTCAAGACATGGACTGACAAAAAAAAGATTGATGAGTTGCTGCGCATTGACGCAGCGATGTATTGTGCTCTTGGAACAGATTCTACAAAAGCGGAAAGAAGTGAGGTAAAAAGAAAGTCACAGGAGATTTACAGGGCTATCAGAAAAGTTCATAAACCAACAGGCGACATGTTTTTAATGGATGTAGATAGAAGATGAGCCATCCGTCAGCGGTCGAAAGAGAAAGGATAAACCACATCAACTCTTTGATGGCTGACCTGCATGACTCTAATAACACTATCTACGAGGGACTCATTGACAGAGACTTTGATTCCATATCGCCCGTCATTGACACGCAGATTGCGAGGCTTGTTGAATTAAAGAACTCCATAACCGATGAACTCTGAATGTAGGCCAAGGCTAAAGGGGAACAAAAAGATTGCTTACGACAACCTTATGAAGAAGGAGCGTAGGATACTCGTCATTGGCGACATCCACGCTCCTTTTTGTCTTGATGGATACCTTGAGTTCTGCAAAGAAGTATATGCCAAGTACAACCTAAACCAAGTAGTATTCATCGGAGACATCTTGGACAACCACTACGCAAGCTACCACGAGACTGACCCCAACGGTATGTCGGGTGGAACTGAGCTTGAATATGCCATCGCACAGGTCACGAAGTGGGCTGATGCGTTTCCGATTGCAGATGTAATCATCGGAAACCACGACCGCATCATTATGCGCAAGGCTTTCTCCTCTGCTGTTCCAATGGAATGGATTCGCTCCTACAACGAAGTGCTTGGCACGGATTGGGATTGGTCAGAGCGCGTGGTGTATGACAACGTGCAGTACGTTCATGGCGAGGGTGGCACGGCGAGAACCAAAGCCAAGAACGATATGATGAGCACAGTTTCAGGGCATATCCACACACAGGCGTACTGCGAATGGCTTGTTGGTCGTAACTTCCGGGTCTTCGGCATGCAGGTAGGATGCGGCATTGATGCTGACAGCTACGGTGCTGCTTACGCCCGTCACTTCAAACGACAAGCTATAGGCTGTGGCGTTGTGCTTGGTGGGCACACTGCGTTTAACTGCCTAATGGAACTATGAGGTTCGAGAATGACGACCACCGACAACGAGAACAAAGAGCCATCACAAAATTCTGCTCTCTCTTTGACCTGACCTTCAGGAAGCTCGGAGAGAACGACATTGACTTTCAGATTTTCAAGAGCGATAGGCTCGTGGGATTTGTGGAAGTCAAGGGAAGGCATCGCATCATCGCTGATGCGTACCCACTACCAATAGCAATTCGAAAGCTGAACAAGCTGCAGGGTGAACTTGCTCCTCGTGAAGACCCGGTCATTGTGTGGGCCTGCCACGACGGAATCATTTACGGCAAGGTTCGCAACATTACAGGCACTATCAGATATGGCGGACGAAAGGTTCGCGACGGTGCAAGCAATGACCAAGAATTAATGGCATACTTTAATCCACAAGAAGACTTACACCATGAGAGATATTGACCCCCGCGACATCTTCAATCTGATTGCTGTCCTCGTTCTAAACACCATCCTGATGTATGGATTGTTTAGATTGCTGTGTCCTTGAAGACACGATGACCTTCCCCCGTCCTGACCTTCCCCCAAT